TATGTATATTCTCTTGCTTGCTGAACAACTAAGTATTCACTTCCTAGTGCAACATAGGAACCTATTGCTCTAATTAATCTGTCTACTTCGGTATCAAAGTTTGGTCTATGATAACTTAATTCTGTAAATTGCTCTCTAATGTAATTAATTACTTCGTCAATTACAAAATCTCTATTTGCAACAATGTTATCTTTTGCTCTGCGAACACCAACATCTATACTAGATAGGTCGTTATATACAATATCTGGAGCAGCAACACTATCTTGTCTGTCTAAGAATTGAGTTATAACTGCAAACTTGTCTGTAATTAACGTATCTACAGCAGCATTAGCACTTACTGCAATCATTTCGTCACGTGCTGAATTAATACCATAAATTGTTGCTTCTAATTGATCATTAAGAACTTTTGCACTTGTTGAACGTAGATAAGCTCTACCTGCTGCCAAACTTTGGTAATTTGTTCCCATAACAATATCACCCATAACAGCATCAATAATAAATCTCAAGTCTCTTCTACATACTTCTTCATCATAGTAGAAAGGTGGAATAACTTGTTCAGCAAGTGTAATATAATAATATGTATCGTTGCCCTGGAATTGAATAATACTACCAACTTGCGGTTTATCTCTCAAACTACCAATTTGTATTACACTATTTGTTTGTAAATTAATTCTTGCTGCGGCTTGTATAGTAGCGCCACCTCCCGAAAAACTAATTTGTGGAATTACTTCATAACCGCTGCCATTTGTAAGGATAGTAACACCGGCAAGTTGTCCTGTAGTTGTATCAATAATAGCAGAAGCTGTTGCTTGTACACCACCTGCTCCTGTTGGAGGATCTATAGTAACCAACGGAGTACTAGTATAACCGCTACCAGGACTTGTAATAGTAACGCTTGCTACACTTGAATAATAGTCTTGTGTTGGTACAGCACTTGTATAACTTGTTGGATAGAATCCATCTGCAACGATACCATAGGTACCAAAGTCACTAACAGAGTTTGAAATACTTAGATATCCACCTTTTGTTGTTTTAAATCCTGTTGAACAGAAAACGGTAAAACAACTAACAATCTGTGTGTAACCAAAGTTTGTAACTTCGAAACCTCTACCACCTTGTGCAATTTGAGTAAAGGCATCCGCAACAAATGATTTTACAAGAGATGCTGGATTGTATTCATCTCCGTCGACTAGCATACCGCTGCCGCCGCCTGTATCGTTTACTTGTTTACCAAAAGGTATCGCTGGATTATCTTCTAATAATAAAGGTCTTGCTCCTGGTTCAATTCCTTCAATTTGTACCGTTTCAAACGGAACAAATTCTGTACCATCATTTAACCACGGACCGTTCATGTTTGTGCAGTTTTGAACATATGGAGAAGTTGTACACAATGTTCCTGGTCGAATTTTGACACACCAACCAGGATATCTTAGACCTCTAAATGTTAATTGATACAAGTAACATCCATTACCCATATAAAAGAAGTCTAGTGTATTATTGTTTGGCCAAACTCTTGTGTTACGTAGTTCGCCTGTGCCTGAAATTGTAACAAAGTCAGGCATACTAATTGGATTGTCTTCATAATAGTCACCTGGAGCGACTAAAATTGTTGTTCCAGGTTGAGCTACTGCTACTGCTGCTTTAATTGTGCGTTTGGCTCCATCTGGACCCATACTGCGACCATCGTTTTCATCGTTGCCGTCTTGGTTTACATACAGCACGTCTGTAACTTCAGGACCACTTATATTTCCTGTTACAGAAACGTCTCCTATTATACGTACATCTCCACCCTTTGGGTTTATTTCAACATCACCGTCGGACGTTAAAATAATCGAGTTGTCTCCGACTAGTCTTTCGTGAATCGATTGTCTTTTAATAAATCCCATTTATACTTCCAAATAACTTAATGTTGCATTTAAATTTGTTGGTGTTGCTCCAACAATTATAATGCGGTCGCCTTCTTCTAATACTAAACGTTCTGTAGCAAAAGTAAATGTATCTGCTGCGCCAACGCCTATGTCATTTAGCACTAAATTTGTAGTGCTTTTTGCGCTGCCATCAGGAACAACATGCATATCAAATGTTGTGTCATTAGTTCCTAATCCGTCGTCTGCTCCTGCATTACATACAAGCAGAGTTGTGATAGCATATTTTTTGCCAGCCGGAACGGTTATTAGTGTAGTATCAGTTGCTGCTATGCTTGCATTTGTAATTGCCATTTTTGTTTCCTTTTAAAAAATAATACTAAAAAGTAAGGCTTTATTCCTACTAACTAATTCGTCTTGTGTGTCGTCTTGATGATGAAAAAATACACCCGAGCCGCCATCACCTATTGCTTTGCTATAAATCAATACACCGTCGCTTGGTGCGCTACTTGGATCAGTTTGAGTTGTAAAGTTTGATACTGCATCGATTTGAACATTGCCTGTACCGCTAGTAGTTAAAGTTAAATTACCAAATACGTTATCGTTTGTAATTGTACTTGTTCTACCATTGATATTTACGTTAGCAATATCAAGTTGTTCATTTGCTCCACCATAAGTAAATGTACCTATAGTTTGTCCATCAACATTAACTTCAACTCTTGAATTTAATACACTTGGATCTTCATCAAAATCATATGTAACAACTTCTGTGTCAGAATCGTAATCATTTTTAATTCTATCTTGGAAGTTGTAAATATGATAAGATCTAACATAATCTCTTAACAATTTAACACTAGGTAGTGCTGCTTCTGCTGTTGTGCTTACTAATCTATCAATTGTTAGTGCATCGTATTCAATATTTCCATCAACATCATATGAATAAATTCTTTCTTCATAATCTGCTGCACCATTTACGGTTACTACACCAGTTGTACTACCTGATGTTCCTGGTATTAATCCAATGTCTTGATTGTTTTCGGTACGTATTGCACTTGTCCATAAAGACATATATCTACCAACATCATCGGTTAAAGTAAATGCTCCTGCTATATCTCCTCCGTTTACATATGTATTTTTACTTTCGTCAAAAAGAAAACTTACATATTGTCCACCAGATGGAGGTGTTGTTCCACCTCTATCCATTAGGAGACCAGCTGTGCCTAAACTTATACCAGGACCTGTTTCACCATTATTAACGATAATTGTATTGTCATCAACAACTAAATCACTAGAGCCAATACTAGTTTGTGTACCTAAAACATTTAGGTTGCCACTTATAGTAAAGGTACCTGTACCTGTGCCACTATCAAAGTAAAAAGTACCACCGTCTTTTACTTTTAACTTGTAGCTATCGACTCCGAGCGTTTCAATCTTTTGAGACATTTAAAACAGCTCCTTAAATTGCTGTTAATTCAATATAATCGCTTGAACTATCGTTTCGTAAGACCCAAGTGTATCTGTTTCCCGAAAAATCTGTTGCAATTCTTTTTGTCATTTTTGCAATCGGAGTAGGTGCTGCACCGTTTCCGCCTACATAGCCGTTGATTCTCATTTCGCCGTTGCTGTTAGGAATTGTGCTTTGTAGTACAAGTGCACCTAAATTAGTTCCTGCTTGATTTTTACAAGTAAATGTTTTTGCGCCACGCTGTTTGTAAATGTATGCGTAGTTTGTTGTTGTGTTGTATGTTGCATCAGTGTATGCAGTTCCGCCTGCATATGCTTCTACTCTAATACCTGTTGCTGATCCTAATGGTGTACCAATAGCGTCAGTTCCAAGTACATCTTTTTTTAGTGGACGTCCCATTGTTTTCTCCTTATGTTGACGTTCTAGGTCTACGCAGTGGGTGCTGCATAAGTCCTCATCTAGAGGTTCTCTCTATGACATAAGTATTTATCCTTTTAGTAAAAATGGGTTATAATGTCCACAAAAAAAGGCCTGCTAAAATGTAGCAGACCTTCTCTATAATATATGATAGGTTGGATTAAGGATTACCAACAACCGCCTCAACAGATCCTTTCCATAATCAGCGGAGCCTAGCATCGGATAGTTACTTCCGAAATACGCATCTTCATGTCTCCATGCTCATGCGCTGTCACTACAACTACTAGCCAAGTTACTGCCTCTGTAAAGCAGCGTTTCCTTGCACTATCTAACTCAGACCGTCGTCTTTGTTATGTACTTAATATAACATATACAAAACAAAAGTCAACCACTTTTTTTAAAAAAGTCATAAAAAAAGGCCCCGTAAGGCCTTTTTTCTTAATTTTAAATCTAAACTTATGAGAAGCTTAGGCTTGCTGCATTTGTCTGTAGGTCGATTAGTGACAAATAGTCAGCTGCGTTACCTAGAGACGATGCTGTGTTTGATAGCTCAACGTAACCATAACGTGTCATGAATGATACGGTTGGTTCGAATGTGCCTGGATCAAGTACAACACCTGAAGACATTAGTGGGATGTATGGGCAGTAGAACGCTGCTGCGTCTGACTCTGAAGTACCCTTATAACCTACTAGTACGTCATCATTTGCTGCATATGTGTTTACATATACTTTCATTGCACCATTCAATGTACCAACTAGTTTTGTGTTAGTTGGTGCTTCAAATGTACCTTCAGTTGTACGAGCAAACGCTGAAGTTGTAGCACTTTGTAGAATTGTTAGTGTTGTTGGTGAAACAACAGCCCAGTTACCTGCGCCTCTGCGTGTACGCTGAGCAATTCTATTTGATGCACGGTTGATTAGAACTGCAAGAGCTGCATGTTCATCACCAACAAATGTTGCTGTACCTGAAACTGCTGCTTGGTTGTATGTATCAGCAGCAGAACCTGCTAATGATGTTAGAGATGCTAGGACCTCTTGGTCAATTTCAGCAGTAATTTCTTGTGCTAGAGCAGCCATAATCTCTGCTTCTACGTCAATACCATGTTGTGATTGAGCGTCTTGAGCAGCTTCAAATGTCCAGCGAGCACTCAACTTACGAGTTTTCGCTTCAACGGTTTGCTTTAAGATCTGGATGCTTAGTTGGTTACCAGCTGCACCTTCTAATGCCGCAGTTGCTTCAGCTGTACCACCTGTGGCACCTGAATATGCTTCTGCAATTTTAAATGGTGATAGTGCTTCTTCACCTGCTACTGCTCCGCTTGCGCCTGAGCCATATGTGTCGCTATAGCGAACACGTAGTGTGTGAATCTGACCAACTGGACCAGTCATTGGCTGAACGCCAACAAGTTCGTTTGCAATAACCGTCGGCATTACACGTCTGATTACTGGTAGGATAACACGGTTAAGTGTTGCGATGTTACCGGCAGAAGTAGCACCAGCAGTTGCGGTTTCAGCCAAATACTTGCGAGTATTTTCTAGTGTTGAAGCCATTACTGCTTTCTTATTGCCTTGTAGGCCTTCAAGAAGTGCGCTTTTAGTCTCGTGCCAGCGACTTTCTAGTAGTTCTGACATTGGTTTCTCCTTAATTTAATCCAGCTAAACGCTTGATATCAATTACATTGTGATCTTTTGCGTCTGCTTGTATGTCATTTTTGTTTTCTCTGTTGCCTGTTACTTCTTTTGCCTCTGCTAATACTGCCTTTTGCTTCGCTGGACCTTTACCGTCTATTACTGCCGGTAGGTACTTGTCAAACGCAGATTGTAGTCTGCTAGTTTGTACAGATTCCAGTAAGTCTTTCATTATTGATTTCTGTTCCGCATTTAGTGGATCAGTTAATTCGTTAACAATTTCTTGACGTTTGATTGATTCGTTGATGCGTTTGATTTTTATATCTTGTGCTTCAGCTAATTCAATTGCTTTCTTTGCTGCCTCACGAGCTTCATTAACTTGTTTTGTCTTCATATCAACAACTTTTAATAGTTTTTGTGTTTCAGACTTTTCGTTTAACAAGCTATGAGTATACTCATTTGAAAATGCTTCGAAAATTTTACGACCAAAGTCGTTTTGTCTTGCTGTGTCAATATCTTCTTTAAGTTGAGAAATTTCTTTTCTAAGTCCTTTTCCAACCATTTCTGATACCATTTCAGCAGATTTAGAAATAAAGTCTTTTTTGACTTTTTCAATGTGTGACTTGCCTTCACGTACAAGACGTACTTTTGTTTCAGCAAGATCTTTTTTGTCTTCGTAAAACTCTGCAAGTTCTTTAGCAAGTGATTCTACTACAAATTGTTCCATAGCTACAAACTTATCAGCCATTGCTTTTTGATCTGAATGTAATTCTGTAACTTCTTTTTTCAAAGATTCCATTACAAAATCTTTTAGAAGATTAGCATTTTGACGCTGTGCAACAGCAAATTTTGCTTTTGCTTCAGCTAATTGCTTACGATCTTCTTGGAATTCTGCGATTTCCTCTGCTAGTTTTTCAGTAACTAATGCATCAACAGCTTCAACCATAGTTGATTTGTCATGCTCATACTTTTTAGCAAATTCTTCACGTAGTTCAGCTGTTACAGCAAGTTTATTTTCTTTAATTCTTGCTTCCCAAGCTTCTTGTATTTCAGAACGTACTTCTTCTGAAATTGCAGTGTTTTCAAAGAGTGATTTCAGTGCATCGATCATGTTTTTCTCCTAATTCACTGGAGCCTGCTTATTATGTCTAATAAGCTCTCTTTGAGATATTTTTGTGCCTTTTTATCGCCTTGAATTTCCCTTGATGTTTGGAACGCCCTATAACCACCCTTGGTATTCATAAGATGTTCGTAAATTGGTGTAGGATATGCACCAGGGGCGCTGGGCTGTGCCACAACGTCCACGGTGATTATTTCAAAATCACTAACCTCTCCTGATCCGTCTTCCATAACATTACCGCTACCTCTAGATGAGACACCTAGTTTAACACCGCTTTCAAGCATTGTTTTAACTAGTTGTCCCATTGGAGTTGGTAAAATTTTAAGTTTTCCGTAACCATTTGGACCATCCATCCACATTTCTGTAATCATATGGCTTACACGGTCTAAGTTAATGTTAAGTCCTTCAGGATGATCTACTTCACCTAACACTGAGTAGCCACCACTAATTTGTTCGTTGAGTGTGGTGACAGCCCTGCCAATCTCGTTAACGGGATAAACACGCTGATTTGCGTTGCGTACTCCGCCTTGAATGCAAATACCTTTCATATAAAGGTCTTTACCATCGTTAGCAGACTCAACAACAATCCTAGCCTGGTCGAAACTCAAATGTTCATTTAGTAAATTCATCATTCAGTCCTTATATTAGCTGCCAATAGATGATTTCTTATTAGCTGCTTGCTCTGGCTTGCCCTTTTTCTCAGCGCCGTGGCCAGGTTGTGATGCCATCTTAGTGGCACCTTTAGCGCCAGGAACATTTACGTTTCCAGCGTTATCTTCTTTTGTTGATGGTTGTGCTAAGCCGCCTGCTGTACCTTTTTCATCTGCTGTACCGCCTTTTGCGATATTTGCTGATGTGCCGCCCATGTTGTTTGGCTTTGCTACTGGTGATTTTGCATTTGCACCATTGTCACCCATTGATGCTGACACTTTGTCTGTGTACTCACGCATGATTTCTGTTTGTGACTTTTGTGTTTTTGATTCTTCAACTTCTTCAGCTGCTTCGTCTACTTCTTCATCTTCAAAAGCAATTGACTCTTCTTCGGCTTCGTCTTCATCATCGTCGCCTTCTTCTGAATCCATGTCCATTGGCATGTCCATTTCTGGCTCTTCGTCGCCTGGCTCTTCGCCACCTTCGTCTGCCATCATTGCATCAAATTCTGCTTTTAATTCGTCTAACATGTCTTCAATGTCATCTAAGCGATCTTCAACGTCACCTTCGCCTTCGTCGCCCATGTCCATTTCTGGTTCGTCACCCATGTCCATGTCGCCGCCCATGTCTGGCATTTCAATGTCGCCCATCATGTCGTCTACAGGGTCTGCTTCGTCAAAAATTCCTTCTTCGACTTCTTCCTCAGATTCGTCTACAACGTCATCTTCGTCTAGCTCTTCGTCTGATTCATCTAGGTCTTCATCTGATGATTCATCTAAATCTTCTTCTGATTCGTCTACTTCTTCATCAGTTGCTTCATCAACTTCTTCCTCTTCTTCTGAAAGTAGTGATTCATAAATATCTCTTGATTTTTCTACCACGATTTCGTGGAACAATGCTTCTGCACCTTCTCTGTCTTCATTGACGAGACGCTCAAGCATTTCTTCAAACTTATTGCGATCAGTCATGTTAATCTCCTTTATATATCTTTACAAGGCTGTCTATTATATTTACACTTTATTTAAAATATACGCTTAAAATGGTGTAAAAACACGCCGTTTTTAGTTTGGAAGGGGTTTTATTCCGAATTTTTGTACAAATTCGGGCAAAGTTATATGTTTTACGTTTGGTAAATCTTTTAAAAGATCTGGAATATAACTTTTTTTATTTTCTGTTACTCGAATGTATTTAACCTTTGGATGCAAATTTGCACACATCATTGTTTGTCTTTGCCAATTACCGTAGTAAGTAGCTTTTTCATTAATACCTTTGTAATTCAAAGTTCCTGCATATATGTTGTTTACGTTTTGATTTTTATCGCCTAATCCTGTGTAATCAAATCCTAAAATAACAATTACTCTATGATTATTTTTACTAGCAACAAACATAGCAGTAGGACCACTGCTCCAACCTTTGTTTGGATTTAATATATTAATATCTTTTAAAGTTTTAGTATATTTGTTTGGATTAGTGTAAACTTTGTTTTCTAAATGATAACCGCTATCATAAATTTCACGTATCATTTTTGTGTCAACTGCAATTAAATGGTCAACTGCACACTCTCTATAGATAGCATTACAGCCATATACCGTTCCTAATTCTTTTAGTTTTTGTATTGGGATTTGTTTCCTACTAGTGCCATTTCCAAGCACAAAAGCAAACTCTGTCAATATTATATACCTGCTTGTTCCGTGTTTGCAGCAATACCATACATTTGTTTTACAAAATTTAAATCTTCTTCTTGTTCAATTTTGTGTTGATCACTAGCCTTTCTTACTTTGTTAATATCCTTCAAAGTTAATTTGCTTTTTCTGCTGTCAGAAGGTTTAATTACTGAGTCATCGTTAGACGAATCATAGCGATTGTCTTCTGTTGGCTCTAGTGTCTTATCATCAAAGTAAAAAAGTTCTTTTAGTATCATGTTAGTATTTATATAGTTTGTGTTGTTTCTGGTGCCGCTGCGTCTGCACCTAAGTCTGTTTCAGTATTTGTTTCTGGAGGTGTGCCTTCTCCTGCATCAATTCCGCCACCATCAAGTGGAATTTCGTCTTCAATGCCGCCAAAGTCTCCTCCTAGGTCAGCACCACTAATTCCTGCACTTCTCATTTCAGCACCGCCATCGGCGTCACCTGCTTGTAAATTTTCATCATTTTCTTCACGCCATAAACGTTCGTTTTCAGCAATTTCTTCGTCAGTCATTCCAAGGAATCTTTTCAGTGCAAAACGGTTAGAAATGTAAGGTATAGCACTTATTGTACCATATGTTCCAATTCTATTATTATCAAGTTCTGCTTGACGATATGCTGCAAAGTTTTGCGGAGGTACTAATTCTAAATCAAATAAATTAAAGTCAACGTTTATTCCTTTTGAATCTAAAAATAGTTTAAATTCTCTGTTAAACACTTCTTCAATTAAACTTTGCAGACGTTCACAATATTTGTTAAAACGTAATTCCTGGATGTATGCTGTTCCCACACGTCCATCATTATATTGGCTAGCACCGTCATCTGCTCCAGTTGGTAAGTACGAACTTGGGATACGTAGGCCGCGTACCAACTTATTAGTAAAGTATCTAAGGTCATCAATCTCTCCTAAGTTTGTACCACCTGGTAGTGTTTCAACTTTTGATCCTCTACCTTCAGCTGTTTGTGGGAAGAAGTAGTCTTCGTTGATTGACAGAGGGTTATATGAACTGTCTATGACATTAGTGCCGCCGCCTGTTTTTGATGGGATGCGTCTTTGATGTATTTCCGTTTTAACACGTTCTACAAACTGCATAGCAAGGTGGCTAGGCATATTACCCACATCAACGTAAAAAACACGTCTTTCAGGAGCTCGCTGAACTCTATAAATGATAATCGCATCTTCTAATAATTCTTTTTGTTTGTATACTTTGAATATACTCTCAAGTAAACTGTTTCCAAAAGGATAGTTGTTGTCTAAACCTTCGCTCATGCTTAAATGAATAACATGTTCAGCATCTACAAAAGTTTCGCCTTCTGTACGTTCAAAACGATTTGTATTTCCTGACGGAGTACTGTTACCGCCAGTACCAAATTGATTTGTTACTTGTTGATATCCGTTAGTTCCGCCTGGGCCGTAACTGTTAGTTGTGTTTAATGGTGTTGCACTCAACACATCAAACGCAAAATTTAAATTTTTAATAACATATTGCTCAGGTTTTTTACCTTCGCTTTCGTTAACAATAATTTTTGTAACTTGGCTAGGATCTACATGAAACCACTTTTGTGTTTCTGGGTCACGTACAAAGAATTGATCGCCATACTTAAATGAATTACGAATAATTCTAAACATACGTGTTTCAAATTCATTTAATCTACACCATTGTTTTAGATATTCACCAATGATTTTTATTTCTACATTAGTTGCTTCTTTGTTAAAGTCTAATTTAAAGTGTGTGTCATTTTGCACATTCATTTGTGTACAAAACTCAGCAAGAATATCAAGTGCAGCATTCACTTCGCTGTCGCTGTCCATTGTGTTGTATTGATTGTAACGTTCAATACGATTTGGTGATCCTACATAAACATCAGGCAGGTGAGAACTATAATTAGCAGCGGCGGGCCCTATATTACCTGTACCACGTTGAGAAAACGGACTATAACTTCCGTTTGGATTATTTCCTGTTGGTACAGGAGTAAAATACTTTTTCCACGTCATGCGTTAACACCTTTTAATAAATTCCCGCCTAAGCCTCTAGTTGCTTTCATTGTTCTTCTCTGTGAGTCTGCTGCACCAACTTGAATATCAACAAGTCTTGATAATAATCCATTCATATTACCAAAACTGTTTTGTAAACTGCTGACAACATCTTTCATATCACCACTTGTACTTATCATATTCTGCTGCATTGCTGTGCTATCTTGAGCTTGTCTTGCAAAGTTAGATCCAATTGATTGTGTTGCTTGAATTAGTCCCATAACATTTCTAGAACTTATAGTATCAAGCACATTCATTGGACCAGTAACAAATTCAGGACCCATTTCGCCAACCATACCTAGTTCGCCAGCACCTAATCTACCGCCGCTTGCAAATCCTCTAACGTTACCAGTACGTTGCATATGACTTAAACTTTCAGCAACACGTCTAGTTGCTTCTGCTGCTTCTGCTGCCCTAGTTGCTTCTGCTTCTGCTACGTTAATTTCAGTTTGTAAATCTGAAGCTCTTTCAAACTGTCCTTGTTGTACTAATTCTGTTTGTCTGTTAGTTAATTCTGATAGTGCTGCTTCTGCTTCTTGACGCTGAGTTACTGCTTCTGATAAACTTTGATTTGCAGTATCAACTTGTTCTTGAGTGACAATTTCATCGGCTGCACGATCTTCATTTGCACCATTAACTGCTTCAACAATCGGTGGTGAAACACCTGCAACAGCTTCACTAATTCCGCCAAGTTCTGCTGCAACTTCTTCATCTGATAATGCACCAGCACCTCCGCCCATTAGCTGATTCATTAATTCTTGAATTGCACCTTGAGCACCATTATTAACTGCACTTTCGCCTACAGTTAATAATCCGTCAATTGCATTGTTAACAAAACCTGAAATTTGTTCTATGTTATCGCCAATTGTATCTCTTACAGTATTAATTGCTTGTACACCCATATCTTCTAGGCGTTCAAGTGCCTGGCGTTGCACTTCCATAACAGTTTGACGAATTTGCTCCTGCATAGCAATTGTACTGTCAATGATGTTGTTTTCTGCTGACTCTAATTGTGTTTCTTGTTGTGCAGCAATCTCGCCATTCAATCTATTAATAGTCTGTGTTGCTGTTTCGCCTGCTTGAGCACTTGCATTGATTCTGTTTTCAAAATCATACAGTTGTTCTTTCATACTGCCAAATGCACTACTTGTTGCATTCATGCCGCCAAGCATACCAATGTTAGCTGCTTCCTGACTGTTCATATAATCAACAACACTACCTTGGAAGTTTGATAACGAACCGCTTACTTGATCAAAACTTGCACCGCTTTCTAATTGTCCAATTAGATCACTCATTGCAGCTTGACCTTCGGCACCCATTGCTAAGAATGCCTGTTGTGTTGCTTCAGTAACAGGAGCACCACGAATTGCCATGTCAATAAATGCATCCGCAGCATCGTCGCCCATTGTAGTACGAATGTTAGCTAGTGTATTGTTAAATGCTTCTTGCTCATCTGCACTTTTACCTTGTAGATAGAATTGTAAATCACCTCTGCGTCTATCAGCAAGCATTTGATCTTGTATTTCAGAACGTTGTTTACCAGTTAGTTTTGATAGCCTGTCCATTTCAGTAGCAAGACGCATTGCTGCTTCAGCAGATACATCTTGATTTCTACCAGCAGCTCGTCCCATTGGATCAGACTGAATTAATTCTCCTTGTGCTAACAACAGTTCGTTGATGTCGCTAACAGTATAACCCATTCTACGCATGTTAGTACCAAGGTCGCTATCTAAAACACTTTTACTAAATGCTCTAAACGATTGTACTGCTGCATCTGTAGTGCCGCCAAAGTTTGACAAGGAACTCATGTTGTTTTGGAACATTTTGGTCATATCTTCAACAGTCATACCAAGTTCGGCTGCGGTCATTTTTATTTCGACCATTTCTTTACCAAACGTTGCACCAATTCCTGTTAAACTTTGATATTCTTCTAAACTTGCTTCGGCAAATTTTGTTAAACCCTTGATAGTGTCACCAAGTACTCCAAACAACTTTGTGTTAGTAACAAGTGCATCGCTGTAGTCAGTAAGAGCCATACTGCCGGATAACAAGTTACCAGCAATGCCAACTGCACTCTGAGCTGCATCAGAAACTGCACTTCTAAACAGCCCTAAGCCGCCGGAAGCAATGTTTAACTGTCTGCCAAATAAACCGAGATCTTCACCTGCCAAAATCAAATTCCTTTAAAAAAGTACGCACTAAATAGGTATATATACTATTTATCTATAGGAAAAAAGCAATGGAACATCGAGAAAGTCCTCTTAAAAAATTTAAACGTCAACCTAAAATTTATATAAATTTGCCCAGTAAAGGCAAGTTTTACAAAGATGGCACACTTGATGATAACACATCAACTGATATTCCAGTGTTTAGTATGACAGCCAACGATGAAATACTTTATAGAACTCCTGATGCATTAATCAACGGAGAAGCAACTGCAAACAATATTAGAAGTTGTATTCCTAGTATTCTTGATCCTTGGAAAGTAGTTACTATAGATATTGATGCAATATTACTTGCAATTCGACTTTCAAGTTATGGAGAAAACTTGTCAGTTTCAAATGTTTGTAAAAAATGCGGAGAGCAAAACTCCTATGATATTCCTATTCAGAAATACATTGACTTTTACAATACTTTAGAATTCAAAGATAAAATTTTTGTCGAAGATGGATTAGTTGTAAATGTTGAACCGTTGACTTACAAACTATGG